GTTGAGCGCTGGTCAAAGTGATCGACACAGCCCCCGACATAACGCCACCGATGATGATACCGCTAGGGTAAGCAACAGGTTGCGGGTCGTAGTTGAACACGCCCGCGTCAAACCCGAATTCACCGTTGGTCAACCACCCTCGTGGGAAGTTGGAACCTTTTACATAGATGCGAGTTGGGAGAGCCATCGGTTAGGCTCCGTTCGAGGCACAAATTCCGTGCCAGTAGGTCACACCTGCCGAGAAGCGGAAGAAGACGCTGAACGACGCTCCCTTGGTCATGAAGTCATCCTGAGAGTCGAATTGCGGTTGTGTACGCCAGTAACCTTTAAGCGTATGGCCACGCTTAGCAGCGATCATATACCACGCGGTCTGGTTGACGAGGTAGTGATTGACGTAGGGAGTGAACCGACCCTGCATCACGTTGACCTCGTTGGTGCCCGTGTATGGCTTGTACGCGGAGTGAAGGATTTCACCCGCAACGAACTGATTAGCCGCATGCATCCAGACCTGCTCGGGCATGGTCCGCTTGAGGAGACCACGCTCGTTGACCATCAACTCAAAGAGCAAGGTGAGCTCTTGGAGTCCGGTTACGGATAGAGCAATGTCGGTTGCGCTACGGTTGTTGTACGTGCCACCACCCAGGAGAGGGTGACCTCCGGTTGTCGTATTCTGGAACAGGACGACACCGTCGATTGTTTTCGTGGTGCCACCGGTAAACCCTCCGGTGAGGATACCGGCGAATGTGGATTCGACCGTCTGGCGGATGGAACCTGCGAAGTCCTGGCTAACCCGTCGCATGATTCCGTACTTATCATCATCCCACATCTCGCGAGTGACCTGGAACCCGAGACCGTACGAGACATGGGTATAGCGCAAGGAGCCGCCCTGGATTGGTTCATCCAACGCGAGCGACGTGCCTTCCGGTTTGGTTGGTACCGCGCCGAGGCCAGCAACGAGTTGATCTTCCTCATACTGTTGCTCGCTGGGATAGATGTTGAACAACTGGCTGTATTCCTCCGGGTGCATCTCCAGGTCCTCATAGATGACCGAGAATAGCCCAGGGGCGAGAAGTTGGCTGAATGCTCCACGTGTGGCTGGCATATTAGGTTGCGAGCTGTTGGGCCGCGTGCGTGACCCTAAACTCTACCCTCCCGTTAAGCGTGCCGATTGGGTCGACGAGGGATACAATCTCGACGCATGCACCAGCGGCCGTGGTTGTGATATCGTTTGCGACGTACCAGAAGTTGTTCCCCGCATCTTTGATGAGCCCGCGAATGGAACCAACTTGGGCTTGGGCGAGGACGGCGTTGGCGGCGGTTGTGCCGTCTCCGTACACGCCGATGAAGGTTGAAATGTCGTTGGCAACCGCGAACCCGATTGTGCCGTCAACTGCGACAGCACCGATCGGGAATACAGCTGCGGAAGGTTGGTTCGGGACGCCTTGCCCGGTGGCTTGAGTTACACCTACTCCACTCGTTGCAAGGTTGTGACCAAACTCCGAGGAAAATCCCGCGATGATTGCTGTGGCAACAGATACGATTGCAGGGTTCGCGATAATGAACCCAGTCGCACCAGCTACGTCAATCTGCACGGGAGTGCCTTGGAGAAAGGTCTGCCCCGACTTTTCACCTATCCGTTGGATTTCGGCAACGCCGGTAGCGTTGTTCTTGATCCGATACGGATAGATTGGTCGAGCTACTCCACTTGATGCAGCCATCTATCTCCTTATCTATCGAGTGGGACGACCCACTTCGAATACCGGGGTTCCCGCCCGCTCGGCGTCGTCTTTGAACGTCGCCTTAGCATTCGTTCGTTGGGACTCGGATTGATCCTGGTATTCCTGTTGGAGCATTTCGTAGATCCAACTGTCGACCTCTAACAGGATAACATCACCGACGATGTACGTACCGTCTTGTTGCAGACCGTTCGCACGCCAGGCCGGTTTTTTAGGATCATCGTGGACGATATGATACCCGAGCCATTCCAGCCGCCCGAGTTCTCGCGTATCGTCCTTCCGAGCCCACAAGCCGGTTTTGCCTGCGGGAGGGACTACCTCGATTTGACTCCTACCCATGTGTTTGCGTAGCTCGGCGAAGCGGATTTTCTTCTCCTCGAGCGTTAGCGGAGGCGCTGGCTCCGCGGAAACTGGGGTGATTGGTTCAGTGCTCATTTTGGTCTCCGGTTATCGACGGTTAGTGGGAGGACACCATCTCCCTGTAAGATTTTGTCAGCGTTGCGATATTGATCATGGGTAACACCGAGCATGTCAGCTACACGACCGGCGGATTTCGGATTGCCGGCTTTGTCGACTACGCCAGGAGCGGTTACTTTGTAGAGATCGGCGGACATAGGTGGTGCGGTTCCACCTGGACCAACGGGCTCGCCAACAATGACAGGTGGGTTGGCACGATCCTCGGCCGCGAGCCGATCGTGTGCGATTCCTTTCGCTTGGAAATAAACCGTTTCCCACATGGAAGGATCGGTCTGCGAGTAGTCAGGAACACGAGCCATCATCTCGTTGATTTCTTTCTCGACTCGGCGGAAATCAGGGTGATTTTCCATGCACTGCTTTTTCGCTAGCCAGATGAAGTTCGGACGCATAGAGGCAGCGACACGATCGAATTCATCCTTAGTCATCGCTTTGGCGAGCTTGCGATCGACGGCAGCGTTCGGGTCATTCCAGAACTCGGTGTTGGTTGGAGCTGGAGGCTCGGGAGGGGGTGTGACCCGAGCCGGGGGCCTTGCATCCAGCTCTGCTCGCAGTGAAGCTTCTCGATCGGTATAATATCGTGCGATCTCGGCTGGCGATTTGCCAACGAGTTCAGCCGGGAGACCGTCGTTGTTAGGGGGACTGTTAACTCTATCTGCTGCTCCAAATACCGGACTTGCCATTTACCTTACCTCCTGTTTGCGTATTCTCTCGGCTTCTTGGAGATCGCGGTTGCGTTTGTCGATCTCGGCGAACTCAGCCAAAAGGCCTTTGATCTCGTGGGGGAGGCACTCTTCGATCCGAAGTTGATCCACCCTCCCCTGCAGATGAAATATCTCTCGCACATCACATTCTTCCGCTAGCTTCCTCGCGAGCTCCGCGCGTGACCGAAGTAAGATTTTCCGATAGCTCTCGTAGTCGGTCGATCGAAACAGGTTCATCAGATCCAGGCACTCCGACTCGTTCAGCTTGTTCAGCACCAGCGCGTGGGCTTCCTCCCAGAATCGTGCGCACATCGGGCAGGAGGCGGGCGCGGTCACCGATATCGAATGAGAAGAGGAGGCGGGATGCGAGGTCTTTGGCTCCGTCGAGAACAGTGATGAGAACTTCTTTAAGAGGGTGACCTTCGGGGAGTTGGGTGACGGTTGCAACGGCTTCAACGATTTGTCGATAATAGCCTGCCATTGTATTAGCCATAAGGAGGAGAGCTGTTCGGTCAACTTCTTTATTTGCGCTTGCATCCGCCGCAGTAATGTTGAAGAAGAATCCGGGGTAGTCGGTTGGTTCGGTGATTGTGAAGGACTTTTTGAACGCTGTTCCATTTTTCCCCCATGCGGAATATTCTTTACCATCGGGACGGAATTGTTTGTACGATTGGTAGATCAATTGCCCAAGTTCATGGAACGGGTATCGAGCCCTGTGCAAGAAAATGTCTAAGCGCCTATTGCCCTCCGCGAGCATCGCCAAGGTCCCTCCGGAATTGTAGATTCCGCGTTTCCCTTGGAGGACGCCCGCCCCATATCCCTGCATCGGCGCCTGAACTCCGCTATACTGTTCGGCGAGGAACAGTAGGAATTTTTCCTCATCGATCATGGAGTTGTATGAAACGTTCAGGTTTAGAACGTCCATATCATCCATGGCTTCGAGTTCGAATACTTTACCGGGGTACCACTCCGCGGACGGGTTCGGTTGATCGGCATACCGTTTCTTTTTGAAGGTTGGGATATTCCCGATCGTGTTCGAATCCCGTCTCGCGTTGTGGATTTGAGCTTGTTCCTCTTGGGACTGTTCTAGGATCTCGGGGATGGAATACCCGTAGATGAAGTCTTCCCTGGGCAGGAACTTGATCTCGGCATAGTTGTGCTTCAATCGTTCGAGCGGATTATAATAACCTCGTAGGTATCCGTCGGCACCAGCAACTTTCGGGTTGAAGACAACGACGAGCTCGTAGGTCTTTCCAGCTTCGAGCTCGTAATCCAGAGTCGCTTCGATAGCGGTAAAAGGCTGAGCAACGTCTGGTGTAAGCGAAATACCTGCTTCGTTCGCTTGGGACTCACGAGGCGTTCCACTAGATTGTTCCGGGGTGTTAAGAATCTTGGCGCAAGCGTTGGGATCCCAC